CGCTTCAGTAGCTTTAGAGCCTTGTGCTTGGCCACTTCCTTTTGAACAGCAGTAGCAACGTGGACTGCAGCCTTCTTCCTTATGGCTGGTGTTATCTTCTTACGATACGCCTCGACACGATTCTTTACGTCCTGAGCCTTGTGCCACTTGAATTTTTTGATGCTGTCAGAAACCTTTTGGTCTCTTATGACCTTAACCTTCTGGCGAGCTGCTTGTATCTTGGTATTAATGGCCGACTTCTGTTTCTTTCCGGCCTTACCAACGACAGTTCCTACATCAGTAGCCTCGGTCCTTTTCATGAAAGCCTTGCTTCCACGTCTAATCTTATTAGCCTCTGCCTCGAGCTGGACGTACCTCTTAACTACATCCTCTCTTACCTGTTTTCTCACAGCAGGACGGACTTTCTCCTCGAACTTTAAAATATCCTCGTCGGAAGGGACCTTCTTTTGGTTTTGGATGAATCGCTCAGTCTTAGTAGCTATCTCCTTAGCCTCCAGCGCGTTAACCATCTGCTCACCCCTTCGAGTGAGAGACACTGATATGTCATGAGCTTGGCCAGCCTTCTTCGCTCCTTCAGAAAAAAGATTAGCAGACAACCTAATCCCGCCGCGCATCCCTATGCTGATAGCAGAAACCGGGCTAAGGAACATCGCCATAGTAATACCAAGCGAAGTGGTGGTCATATTGTCTGGCATGTCACCAATATCAGGGTGCTTCAAAAGCATGGTGTAGGTATACCGAGATAACTCGTTGTACTTAGGCATCCCAGCTCTTGGTTTGCCAGTCCCCTCATCGATGTCGTTCAAGTTGACACCGTGAGCTTGGGCTACACCATACGCGACAAGGTGCTCATCAAACCCAACTGCGGTAAGAGCGTCGTTAGTCCATCCATCCTGCGGTTTTGGTGGTCTATAAGAGAAGTCTAAACCCCTACCCTCAACAACCTTCCTATAAGTAGTCTCTTTCAGCTCTTCTTGGGCGTCCAAACCAGCGGTGGTCAGCTCTCTTCTTTCAATGCTTGGCGGTTCACCAAGGGCTCCAGAGATGCGGTGCCAGTTACGGGCCTGAGCCTCGATAAGGTCCATCTCCTTTTCTTGTTCAATGATCTTCTGAGCCTTAACAGATATGTTCTTATCTAGGTCTACCTGGATGTCTCTATCGAATCCCTTAGCGTATGCAGCCAACGCCTTAACGGCATCCGACGTAGTGATGTCCTTATCTACAGACTTACTGTTGTGGTGGAACATCTCCATGTAGAATTCAGGAGATTCTGTGTCGACGAAGTCGAGTGTGTCTAAAGGGGGCGATTCCTCCATGGGATCAGACGTAGGTATTTCCTCTGTTTGGTCTTCGTTAAACTCGCCAGCCAGGAAGTCTTCTTTTCGTTGGGCCATGAAATACCACTACTCCTACATGCCGACTTCTTCTGAACTCTCATCTTCAGCTTTAACCCTCGACCTATACTTACTATCAATGTCCCGTTTAACCGCGAGCCACAACGCCTCAATAGCGGGACTCGATGTGACGGACTCCATAACGTCTGTATCGCCCTCAAGTTTTTGAACTTCAGCATCAAGCTGGCCTGGGTCTCCGGTATTGATCTTCTTAGCTAAAGCCAGAAGTGTTTGAAAACTTGCCTGGTGCTCACGAGCAATCTGAGACCCAGCACCCATCTTCTCAAAACCAGCGGCCATCTCTGCAGCACTAGTGCCCTCATCAGTCATGCCAGACTGTCTGCGTTCCATACCCGTTAACTCATCAGCCATACCAAGACCAGAGTCTAAATCGTATTCCCTGATAGCCTTCTTTGCAAAAGGCGTGGAAGAAACTTGCTGGTAGGCTTTCTTCTTCTCTTTGGGGTCTTCTATTTTAGCTACTTCAGACAAGTCGTCTTGTAGGTCTAGCACTTTATCAAGTTCTGGAGGACTAAGACTACTGAATTTCTTATTACCCTGAATCGCTCGCCTTCTTCTAAGGTCTTGTTGGTATCTCTTTTTCTCTTCGTCGACCTCGACCCTAAGCTCATCCATCCTTTTTTCCCACTCTGGGAGCTGTGATCGGGCCCTTGCGCTGGCTTTTTGAGACCGAAGTTTAGCTGTATGCTCGCCTACTTTTCTAAGCTCTGTATTTAACTCGTTGATGTAAGCACGCTGCTCTCGGTCCTGGTCGATCTCTCGTTCAAACCGTTGCTGCCGCTGATGTTCTGCAGTACTACGAGCGCCTTTCTCACGGATGGCGAATTGTCTTTCTTTGTACTCGTCCATCTTCGCGTCACGTTCGCGGTCGTACTGATTCTTCTCTCGAAGAAGGCGTTCCTCACGGCGCATCTTCATGCCATCCGAGATGCCTTCAGTGAGACCACTTAAGATCGAAGCAATTCCTAGTCCTGTATCACCCATATAAACTCCTACTTAAGGTTACTTATGTCCGTTAAACCAGGATCCTGCATACCAGGGGTTGGCGCATCAGGCACGCCTCCGTTACCTCCACCCATCATCAAAGCTGTAGCAGAGTTCTTAACAGCTCCTCGGATAGCCTTCCACATGGCTTCTTTCTTCGCTTGGTCTAAGTTCATTCGCTCTAATTCTTTACGAGCTTTCTGGCTCATCTTAATCAACTGCATCTGAGCGTGGTTTAACTTGCTCTTCATCTGAGACTTAAACTTATCTTGCTCAACTGTATCAGTGATATTGGTTTCAGCGAGAAGGTCTGTGATAGCTGTATCAAACGTCCTACCGGAATTGGCAAGCTCACGCTGAGCCAATGCCCTACCCTTAATCCTAACCGCCCGAGGTGCAAAGTCCCGTGGCTCATCTGGCTTAACACCCTGAGACTGTGCAGACTGTTGAGACATCTGCCTCGCCTTAGCAATATCAGTCTCCAAACCCTCTTGAAGTTTCATTTCATCTATCTCAGCCATTATCCACCCCCTGCTGCAAATACTTTAGCGACGCTACCAAGCGCGTCCCCGACTAGACCAACAAACAAAGAGTGGTCCCTAGCATCAAGTTTCATTTGTACAAGCTCTTTCTCAAAATTTTGTTGAAGCTCCTGCTTATCAAAAGCAAACTTAATGTCTTCTGCCTTATCAAGCTGAGTTAAGTCTCGAGACCTTTGGATCGCCTCACGCTTTCGCTCGATACCTTTCTTAGTGTCAGTGACAGACTTCTCAATCTGAGACCTAGACTCTGCAGCCCTGAGCCTCTGTGAAGACTTCTGCTCTAACTCCTTTAAAGATACCTCTCCAATACTCTCCTGAGCAAAGGTAGACCGTCCCACACCTCTCGCTGATGCCGCTCCTCCAACCGTCTCTCTAGCTCTGTCAGCCTGGAAACCAGTCTCTTCTAACAGCTCGGCAAGCTGTGCATCGACAGCCGCATTAAACCGCTCACGTCCCTTATCAAGGTCAGCGATAGCTCTTGACTCACGAATCTTTGCCAAGGCAGAGTGCGCGTCCCTTAGACCACCAAACCGCTCGGTATCAAGAGAGTCATCATGACCTCCAGGGGCGAAGTAACTGATAAAGCCGTTATTCTTGAGAGGTGAACCCTTAGTCCCAGCGCCCTTCCTTCGTTGCTCAATCTCTTTTAAAAGCTCTTCCTCAGTCATCTGATCCAAGGCTTTACGAGGGCCTCCAGGATCGACTGCAGTACGAGGGTTAGATGGTGCGCTTCCAGTGCCTTCCGCCGTATCCCGCTTAGGGGTTACAATCGTGCCTCCGCCCAGTTCGGGGCGTACAATATTGTCATCGTCATCGAAGTATGTTGGTCGACCACCTGAGTAACCCGCTTGGCGAGTTGGATCGTATGCTCTTGCCATTACGTTTTACCTATCCCCTTCATCTCTATATCATAACCGACTACCCGGAATTTCTCATTAGCTCTTCGATTAGACCACCTGAGAGCGAAATGAGTACCCATTATAGGCTGTGTGGACGTCCCTCTAAGAGACACCTTAGTCTGAATAATTGGAGCTGCTCCCCAAACAGCAGAGCCCCAGGCCGATCTACCCCAGGTAAACCCTCGACCCAAAAGGGAAAGAAGTTTCAACGTGGCAGCAGGAAGGCGTCGGAAGTCCGTGATGTAATGCATGCGAAGGCTGATATCCCCTTCCTCTCTAGGACGAACCCGGACATGCCGGAAAATCTTCCTCACATCCTCCGCTCCAAAAGAGTAGTCCTTGCTACGCCAGTGAGAGTCAATACCACCTACTGTATAGGTAGAAGAGGTATCAGGATTTGTAGTCCAAGGAGACTCCAAGGATAGAGTTGTCGCTGTGTTAGTTAGGATTCTCCTCTCCTGATCCTCTCCCGTTCCACCTATAATACGGACCACAGCCCCTTTAAGGCCGGATCCATCCGTAGTGAAAGTTGCGCATGTGTCAGTCAGGGAGCTTGCAGCGACAGCGGTAGGTACACCGTTATACATCACCGATAGCCCATCGTTGCTCCCAGACTCGTCTTCATACAAAAGACCATGGTAATCCCCGTAGATCACCTTCTCGACTTTGTTTGAATCCTCGAACACGGAAATAAAACTAACCTCACGGCCAGTAACAGGGGGTTGCCAGATCCTCTTATCAACGTCGTAAACAACAGCTCTGTCGTTACGAGTAGAACCCTGAGACGGATAGTAGAGCTTGTACTGCTTAGTTGAAGGGTCATACACACCCTTAGCGAATTGGAGTCTCGACTTATTACCATCACCAAAGATGGCGTCGTCTGTCTTTTTAGATAAGTGAACATGCTCAGTGCCATCAAAGGCGTACACGCCCTGCTCAGATAACCAGATTAGAAACTGACCAGCATCAACGATAGACCTTGGTGCCATACAACCAATGGATCGCTCAAGCTGCTGCAAAGTATTGGTGTCTAGGGCTGTTCCGTTTCCTGGATTAAACTTCCAAGTAGATCGTCTTGTAAGGATAACCACTTGATCATTAAGGACTCGAAGTCCCTGGATTCCTCCATCTCGAGAGGAACCGCCGCAATAGAAGTTTGAGAGAAAACGATGAGGATCGGGCGCTCCATCAGGTCCGAACCCTGAAATAGCGACTTTAACCTCTGAGTCTGCATCGGATGAGTCTGTGATGTTTGCAACGTACAACCTCCTCTTATGACTAAGGAGGTATTTACCAATGGGTACTCCTGTTGCTGAACCAAGAGAATCCAAAGCGACCGCCGTTGCAGTAACTCCCCCTTCCCAAAGCATAACACTATCTACACCATTACTCATGATAGCGACGTCATCAGAGGCTGATCTGGGGTCTTGTAGTTGGGTAATGTCCCAGTACGTCTCAGAGCCATCTGTAAGCCCCGTAGAAAAGGTCGTGGCCGTTGCAGAGTTGTACCGGTACAGAGAATCCCCTGCCGCTACGATATGAATTGTCGAAGAATCGCCGTTCTTAGCGAAGAAGAAATGCCCGGTTATAGGACGAGCATCAGAAGCGCCATCGGAAGTAAGGTGAGCGTTAAGAAGCCTAGAGCTTCCCAGTCTTTGGTCAAGATCAGCTCCTTCAGTATAGACAACATTTAGCGCGTCGTTAGTACCGTCATCGGGTAGATCCGTAAAGTCGGACTCTCTAAGGTATCCACTTTGAAATCTATTGATTGTAACTGACGGAGGAAGATGTAAAGACACACTAAGATTCCCAACCCAGAATCGGAACTCTGGCCTCAAAAGCAAACTGAGCATTAGATTGAGTGAACCCGAAATGGTTATCTGCCATTGTGACGTGCTGATCAACCGACTGTTGGTAAGCGGAAAGTATCAAACTAGCTGAGTCATGAACGCGAGCTACGCCAGGACGAGAAACCCCGCCGTTACCTAAACCGCATGACCCAACCGGGGCAAGGAACCCACCGCCTGTAGTGTCCGTACTAGGAGTAATTAGTGATGTATCAATCGACCAACCGCCTGGGATCTTAATAAGATATGTCCCTGACCCAGGATCAGCACTTGAAGCGGTCTGCTCGTAACTCCCGTTAAGGGTCATGTACTCGCCATCTCTTGCCCATGTTAACTCGTCTACTGACGTTGTCCCCTTTACCGGGTTTGCAGTGACGCCTTCAATCGTCAGTGTGGTTTTAACTGGGTTACTCGGTATAGACCTGTACATTGTTATCCAAGCAGCACCGTCTGAACAAACAACGATAGTCTCCCCTCTTGTATGGAGTATCGCCTCAGAGGTAAGACCTATAGTAGCCGTTGCTTGTAACGTGATGGCATGGGTCGCTGTATCTAGCTTCTTAAAACCAAGCATTGCGCCGCTATTACCTATAGCCGTTGGTATAGTAACGGCAATAGCTGTCGCCGTTCCACCTACGTTACAAAAATAATAATCTGCCGAGACCTCCGCTGTGAAGGCTTCTGTCTTGGTTGAGATGTGAACCTTAGGGACCGCCCCAACGGCCATTTTAGGACGAGTAACAGCAGAAGAATCAATCTTGATCGTGGTAACAGCAGAGTCTTGAATGTTAGTTGTAGCAACCCCTGAACTAGCAATGTTAGCTGAATCCAAGTTCCCGTTTACAACGGTATACAGAGTGTTCCAGTTATTCATCGCATTGGATGCTTCGGCTGTCGCTCCGTCTACTTCAGTCGAGGGGATCGTTACTACGCCCATTTAGTTACTCCTTAGCAAACCCAGTGATACCCTCACCAGATACCGTAGTGTCGATGAAGATTTTAGTTAGGTCAGCATCGTTAAAGGTGATCGGCTGTCCCGAGACAAGGGTAATTCCACCGTTTGAACCGCTCATCGAAACCCCTACAGCACCAATCTGGACAATGCCACCGTTGCTTGTCTTAGCCTGTAAGAACAGTTCGCTGACGATCACAGAAGCTGTTGCGCTAGATAGCGGGACGGCGACTCCTGCTGCCGTAGTATCAATATTGATATTTCTGTTTTGTCCTGCCATATCTCATCTCCTCTAGGCTGGTGCGCCCTTTAACCAAACGTAATCTGCTTGAACTGTTCTAGCTGTGGTCCCGTTAGTTTTAATTATCTGCATACAGGGCGACGATCCATTCGTTGTTGGAATGTTTGTAGCGATCGTTCCAACATTCACTCCGTTGATAATGAAAGACGCCGACGTTCCAGCACCATTGATAGAAATTCCAAGTTTTAACCAGGCCCCTGCGGCAACCGCGACTCCTGAATCAACTGGTGTTGTTTGTGTCCCGCCGTTTTCAGTTATTAAAAGCCAGTTTACCCCTGTCGTTCTAAGGTACTCAAACCAAACACCATCAGTCACTGCACTGCCTGAGACTGCGTCATGGATCCCCACCCTAAACGTGTACTCTTCCGAAGCAGTCGATAGCGTGGTCAGGTTAAACAACCACTCGCAGTAATAAGCAATCCCACCACCTGGGACCAATACGTCCGTAGTCCCCATCGAGATCCACGACCTACTAGCAGCGTGAGTACTAGTATCAAGGGTGATTGTACCAGGGTGACCTGCAGAACCGCCTAAGACCGGAGTTGCGCCGTTTGACGTGCCTACATTAAGAACATTGTTCCCGGTGATTGCGTTTGATAAGAAATGCTCCAGCCAGGAGAATCCAGCACCTGGAGAAGGGGTGAGAGGTTGACCTATAGAGCCCATCGAGTACCTACCTTTACTAAGCCCATTTTCTGGACCTCACATTCCTGCTTCGCTGAACCTGCCTGGTTTCGACCTGGGCCTTCAACCTTTGAAGACCTCGTTCAAACTCAAGAGTAGCGGCTTGCATACTCTCGGCAGAAGATTGTTGCTGCATTAAAGCGTAACGAACGATTCCCCAAACAATCACCCTGTGGTGCTGTGAAGGAATCTCAGATGAATCACTACCCGCTGTCACATCAGGAAGGGACTTAATGTAGTACATCCGGTAAGCGCCTGTCGTAGTGAACGTAGGAGTCTCATCAAAAGCCACCGTCGTTCCCTTAAGATAAAAGCGTTGATCCCCAGTAGAGGAAACTTCGAGAGGAGAGGTATACTCATCCTTCTCGTTTAAACTGATTGGAAAAATCTCCCGAGGGGGAGCTGAAGTAACATCCTCTAACCTGCGAACCTTCGCGAAGTCAGTCGGCAGAGCGTAGTCTGTCTGACCGCTCACAACATCGATGTATGTAGAGGTGAGGAAGTAATCTTCGTAGGCTTGAACGATCTCTTCTGAAATCTCCGCCTGAACAAGGTTATGGTAACGCTGAAGAGTGGAATCCTTCCAAAATGAACTAGTGTCATCAGGGAAAGTTCGAGTTGAATCAAGCTCCTCGTTTAAGATCGAGCGAGCGTTGTCTACTGCTTCTAATAGCGTCAATTCCGATAACCATAAGCCATGGCATTTTGCCGTGATCTTTTAAAGATTTTTTGGCCAGCCCGTCGATCCGGGGCAACCCATTTATTCTTCTTGTAGTTGTTCCAGCGCGGTCCTTTAACATTCTTTCTGGCGTGCCGGGTAACGTACTCATAGTTTAACCCTTTAGCCACGTCTAGGGAAGCATGGTAAAGCTCCCTTTTCTGCATAACCCGCTGCTCTCGAAGGAAGGCTAACTCTCTGGAGTCCCGTTCCTTCATAGTCTTCTTCACTTCTCTCGAAGCTGCCCAGGTATCCGCATTCTGAACCCACCAAAGAAGTCTCTCATCAACTGGAGCAAATTCCTTCTTGGCCTTTTCATTATAAAGACTCTGAACGACAGGAGTGACTAGCTCCCTTTTGAAGATCCCTTGGTAGAACAACTCGAAGTATCCCTTCTCATTGTTCCATTCAAGAAAAAGGTGACGATCATACGCTTTCAACTTTCGAACAATAGCTCGATCTGCAACATACATATAACCGTCACCTCTCCTTAATTTACCGTAGGTCTCGGATAGCGCCCAACTGATTAGGCGAGGTATCACAAGCTAAGTTCTTGTAGCACCTGATATACCCGGTATACACATCAGAAGCCGATTCTCGAGAGAGAATTGACCCGTCGTCATCCGCGAATCCAACGTCACACAAGGTGTACATCTTCAAGGCTTCTCGTCGACCAAAGAACAGCGTGTTGTACGCACTATGTCGATCCCTGATGATTGGTACTCCACCATATGTCAGTGGAGAACTAAATCCACCATCAAAGGAGTTGAGTCCCTTACCGTCAGCAACAAACCGTCGATCACTCGCAAGCTCGTTAAAGACAGATCGGATCACCTCATGATGAGCCCAAAAGAAGTCAACCTCATGTCCACTCTCAATGTGGATTCGATCAACACCTTGTTGGATTAGCTGTGCAGTCGGAGACCGCTCAGTTCCACCATTACCAAGGATGATCGAGTTCCATGTAGAGACGGAAGCTCGGTTAACGTTCTGAAGTGCTGAACCAAAGAAGGCGTTACTGCCCCAATAGTTCGATGCAGTAAAGTCATCGATAATCGCTTGGAGACCAAGCATCTCGACTCCCGCACCACCGGATCCTTGTCGAAACAAGAAGACGCCAGTAGTAGCAGTGACTTCAACAGCAGCACTCATCGTCAGTGTATCTGCAGTCGTTGCAGAACTCTGTGCGATTGAGACCGTACTAACGGTCTGTGAAGACCCGTTAGCAGTCGGACTCGCTACCGTACCTATATCTACTAAGAGGTTTTGCGAGCAGAATCGGGCTCCAGGTTGCCCTGGTTCCCCAAACCGATTTTGCAAAAGTACAGTAGTGGTAGTTGCCGACGCGACGGTCATCTGTGCAAGACGTCCATCACCCGTACCGTGTGTTTGACGACCGAGGTCGTTGATTAAGTCATCAGTAATACCTTGAAGTTCACTAGATAGTGCTTCAGCAAAGGCATTCTTAGATGATTTCATCGCTTGTCCACTCACAGAGAACCGACCGTATTGGTAAGTACTTGTGATGCGAACTTCGTCGTAACCCTGTTGTCCTGCGGTCGGAAGCGTTGCGTTTTCTGCTCTCGCGCCCACTCCGCTATTCCTGCTCGTGTGAGCTGGAAATCGAACGTGTCGTCCTGCCCATGGGCGATCCGACTCATCCAAAACCTTAAACGCTACGACGTTTTGGTTAATTGTTTCTCTGACGACTCCCTCGTATGCCTCTTTCAACATCGGGTCGGCGTCTGATACTAGCATTGCCATTTCTTTTTTCCTCGTCACCCCTTATGGGATGATCAAGCTATGATTGTGGTTTACTCGCCAAACAACTTCCGGGCAAATGAACTGGCCTCTTTGAAAGTTGAAGGACGATCCTCTTCCTTAATAGAAAAATGAGACCGTCTTACTGGTCGTACATTCTTCTGTCTGGCAGCTTTCTTTGAGTCTAAGATTCCACGAAGTTTTTTCTCGACAGCATCGTTGATTGCATTTTGCTGCATCTCGAATAGCTCTCGAAGTCCTTCTTCTGAAGAAACCCCTTGAGAATTTGCGATCCCTAGAACAGAAATTCTGCTCGCATCTGGATACTCTGAAGCCAATCGATCAATCGATCCTCGAAGAGTTTGCTTTTCGTACTTGGTCGATAAGTTGTCGTACTTATTTTCCAAGTGAGCAAGTTTCTTCAAAACCGCTTGGTCGTTTGAACCAAAGTCATCCAAAGTGAGATCATCCTCATCGCTAACACTTTGAGATGGTCGACGGGCTAACTCGGCTTGTAGTCTGATTTTCTCGTTGGCTTCATCGCTTAAACGCGCTGATAGTTTTTCTATCTCAGATCTATAGCCCTTAGCTGAATCGTTAACCTCCTTAAATCTCTTGTAGGGAACCTTTTGTTCTTCCTCAATACCTTTAAGGTCATTCTCATCGTAGTCAACGTCATCCTCTAGGTTTGCTCCGGCTGAGACAGACGAGTCATCAGCTACTTTTACGTCCTCATCCTGAAATTCATCCACTCTCTTTGAGCCTGGACGAACTGGTGAATCGGGTACATTACCTTTAGGTTTTCCTGCTGCCATATACTTCCCTTTCATAGCTTTTAACGAGTTTTTAACGCCTGTGCTCTCGAAGGCGATTGGGTTGATATTAGACTTGTGCTATTGGGATTGACGCTCGGAGGCTTCAAATAGATGTGTCTTACTAGTCTACCTAGACACTGTGTGTAAAATCAAGCCCCATCTGGCACAGTGGGTCCAAAAGGCGTGCCAACAGAGTTTTGATTCTGCTGCGGCTGCTCTTGGCCTCCACCGGGCTGGGTTGGGACAATGAACTTAATATGCTCCTGAAGTACTCCTAGTGCAAGTTCTTTTCTCTCAGGTATCAACTTCAGGAATTCTGGAGTCTGGACCCACTGCGACAATTTCTTCACATACTCCATGTGATTCTGCATCGCGTGAACTTGAGGAGCCCGACCCTTCTTAATCCCGATGATATCAAGCTGGATCTGTTCATCCATCCGCATATCGTTCTTATAAAGGACATCGACCCGGCCAGTTGCCAAGGCTCGCTTAACAATGGTTGGATCCTGCTCGATACGGCGATCCCACATGTCGAGGATGAATTGACGCTGCGAGCCACGAAACTCTGGAAACATAGAGTCGACTTCGATATGAACATCGACTTGGTTTTTGAAGTCCACGCCAGAGAGCCATTGAACCCCCATGACGTTGTCGTCTCCTAGAATCTTCACCTTACGCTGCTCAACCCAATATTTAGACGCTATGTATAAATGTTGCTGAGCGACCGTCTCCATGTTCCTAGCGTACCGTTTGATGATAGGGCCAAGGATCTCATCAGAAAGCTCCGCAGCGACTTCCATAGCCACACCTGCGGTAATATTAGGAGGAGGAGTCACCGAAGACTCACGCTGTCCACCCACATCTCTGAAATCCATGATCAGGTTATCTTGGAGCTGCGCGACATAGTTCGGCAAGGGAGAGACCTTAGCTGCATGCGGTTCACCCGCGTTTGCATTGTACTCAACGATCTCTGCTTCCGTATCGTCTAACGCACCCTGTGAAATTTGTGTCCCCTTCGGGACCATCCATTTGATATTTGCCATTGTCTGCGCGTTTTGAATGACTTGGTCACGCATTCGATTAAAGGTTCTTTGAACAGGGATGAGACGCTCGACAGTTGATTGAGGGAAGTAGCTCTTACCGTCTTCCTTCTCGGTGAACTTAACAATCGGGTAGATGTTCCGTTCTCCATAGCTCTCAGGCCATTCCTCAAGCATGGCTAACTGATCACCGATCACCTTAACGATCAAACCGTTTTCATAAATGGCGTTTGGCTTGATCCAAAGAGTCTTTACCAAAACCTCTGTATTAAAAGGGTCGTCCGGGCCTGTATCGTCATTGGTCGTACCAAAGCCCATTCCACCTTTATTAGGTGGGGAGTTAATCTTATCAATCAATCGCTCGTAGTGGGACTTCGCTTCCCGGATGTCTTCTTTCTTGAGCTTCCCTTTTAAATCAGGGAATTCCTGGATGACATCAATCGCTGGCATGAAGTCTCGCTCCATCACCCATGGCTGGTCGCGGATCTCAGGGACATTCACCAGGGGGACTAGAACGGAGAATGCAGACTTAAAGCGGCTTGATACTTCGCCTTCCCAAATCTTCTTAGTTGTTTCACCCTGCTCGTTAACTACAAGCTCATCATTCTCGTTAATGTTCTCTTCCTCAAGAACATCACCTTCAAAGGGATCCCACCCCGTTCGGATGTAACCCAAGCCAGTAATGAGCTTATGCATGGTGAGCTGGTCATATTGCCCAGCCATGTTGATCTTACGATGGATATGCATCAAAGCAAGGTCGGCAGCTTGAGCACCTTTCACATCGCTAAAATCGTTTGTGTCGGGAGCAACTCGAGGTACAGGGGATCGTTTAGTCAGCTTCGCTTGACGAGATTCGATAAAGGGAGCGATCCGGTTAATCGAGATCGGGATACGAGCCTTATCATTCACCCTGATTGTAAAGGTTCTTAGATCGACAGAGAGGTTCTGATAACCGGAATAGTACGCATAATTCACTACCCATTGAAACTCGTGGGGTTTGCGGATTTCCATGCCATGGTCGTATAGACGATTGACGTAGGTGATCCAGTCCTCTTTGGTCTCTGGAAGGTTGAAGTTTACTCTGTCCGACTTCTTAGTCTTAGGAATATTGAATTTTCTGGCCACAGCCGAAATCCCCGGTCAAGGATAACCTCAACTCAAATAGCTTGTATGTGATCGTTCTTGTCTTGCTTCTGTTTCTCAGACTTGCGCTCATGCTCCCCAGATACAAGATCCTGGAAGTCTCTAGCCATCAGCCTATCCGTTAAATTTTTCCGTTCAAGGTAATTTCTGATTTCGGTGAAAACCAAGAAAACGCCTAAAAACACAATCGTAACATAGTTGATTAAAGATCCATCCATCGTTTTCTCTCCACATAGCGTTTGCCGCTGATCTTCTTGAATTCATTGGACCGCTTTTGTTCTAGTTTAGAAAGCACCTCAATCGGGCCTTCCTTCTTCCTATCGCATGGAAACGTAATTTTCATCTGTGATTTCAAGGCATCGACCAAGTCGTCGTGCTTGCACTGAGGGTGGGTCTTCATCTGCTCCAGGAGATCCTGGTGCTCTTCTTTGATGTAGAGCTTTCTGTTTTTTAACTTAACGTCGATCCATTGAATCCTCTGGGCCTTTTGCAAGCGAGGGTCGATCTTAACGTCGACAATCGGGATGAAGAAATCCCTCCTGCCCATCTCATCAATAATCATGGACTTAATGGTCTGATCCAAGGTGTTCGTCTCAAAGCCCAGGCCCATGATGTTTTCAGGACCGTACTGGATCACATAATCAAACACCTTCTCTAGCAATTGGTTCGGACGATACTTGTTTTGATGGGCTTCACAGATGAAATAGTTGTTATCGTAATCCACACCGTTGACAATGATCGCGGAGTAATCCGCTCCCTTCTTCCCAGAGATAGCAGCATCGACCGTGATAAAGTAGTTCACCGGACGATCGATCTCCTTGAAGTACTTCAACCTCTTTAGATCAAAGGTCTGGAGAGTCGAGTTTGTGGCTTCGTTTAAGTATTGATGCGAGAAGATGGTATCCCC